ACCTGAATATGAATTTTTTACTGTTGTTGATGATACTGTCATATTATATTCCTATATATCAAATAGTTTCATTACTCAATACCACATTATCGAGGTAATAACATATTTATTTGATCTGATTCTTCTCCTTTTCTTTTTCCTAAATTTCCATATTTTTGTTTTGTAGCTTGTATTAATGCTTCTTTAACTTCAGGATATTCTTTAATCATTTTAGCATATGCTGCATCTTTATATGCTTTAAATACTTCTTTAATAACCAAGTCTTTACCTGTATCAAAATTAACATTATCAGCTTGATCTTGTAAATTTTTATAAAAGGTTGAGTTCATTTGATTAATCATTTCTTCTTGAAAAGTTCTGCCATTAATTTTTACTTTACCTGTGTTTTCCATTAGATAATCATAAGCTGTTTGTTTGCCTTTTTTAAATTCAGTTAAATCAACTATTCTACTTCTTACTTTTTGTGGCGGTGTCAAAGCTACTCTTAATCTTGCTATTTCAAAAGCCACAGGATTATCTTTAGTATCTATCTTTCTTCCTACAAGTGATGGTCCTTGCAATAATGAAGAAAATGATATGACACCTTCTGGATTAAAATATAAACTACTTGGTGTTCGTTCTATAGGTTCTCCTGTAATAATATCTCTTCTAGGTTCTAAATACTTTTCTCCTAATCCTGTTCGAGATAAAATTTGATCCACAAAACCTCTAGTTTCATATGCTTCTTTTTCAGGTTCTAATATACCAGGTATACCTTGATTTCTTAATGAAGCATAAGGTATTAAATTACCAACTACACCTCCGACAAATCTTTCTACTTTATTTTCTGTAGGATCTCCAATTAATTCAGCAACATCTGAAATACCTCTTAAATAAGTTTTATTAGCAGCATTTCTCATGACTGTTAAAATAGCTGCTGTAAATATACTTTCTTTATCTTCATCGTTAATGTTAGCAAAATTTTCTTTTATGTCAGCTATCCATCCGTAAATCATAAAACGAGGGTCCATTCTATTGTATTGCTTGTATGTTATAGTTCCATCTTTATTTTTTTGTGCAATAGAATAAGGTTGCCAACCATTAGCTAACCAAGTTTTTTTAATTTGAAAATTAGCTGGTCCATTACCTGTAAGTTTAGGAAAAAAATTTCCATTTTTATCTTCAATATCTTCTGTTGCCAAATGAAATCCATAAAATACAATAGATGCACCAAACATTTGTCTGCCTAATACTTCTGCTCTAGCTCTTCTATCTCCACTTCTCCATAAGTCTTGATTTTGTTTTGTAAAAACTCCTAGTCCAGGAATACGATTAGACATATGTCTCCAAAGATTAGTAGGTGTTCTAATAAACGGAGCCATAAATCTAAATTCAGGAGAGTTATTTAAAAAGGTTTGTACTTTTGCTCCCCAATCTAATTTAGAACCACCTCTTAATGTATTGGTGTAAGTTGATTCTCTTGCGTATTGTAATGCAGCTTCATTAATAGAACTATCTTTAACATTTGCATTACCATTTTTAGCAAAACCTTCTTTAAAAATTCTATCTATATTTGCCTTACCTTCTTTTGAAGTAATATCTAAACCTCTCTCCATAGTATTTTCTAAAGCATTAGTATAAAGTCTACCTCTATAATTAGATTGTTTTAAAAATTCATCTCCTGTCATTAATAATCTTGAAGGTAATTCTATAACTTTACCTAACCAATCTATCGCTGTACCAGCACTACCATCAAAACCAAGATTAGCACCACTAATGGGTCTAATAGCTTTTCCATTTACAATTTCTAAATTGTCTTGTGTTCTAGCAAGAGGATCAAGAATTGCATCACCTTGTTTTAAAGCTAAATGAGTTGCTTTAACAACATCACCCATGTGCATCATCATTCCTGAATACTGTGCAAAACCTAATCGTATTGCTTTAGTATCAGCTCTCACAACTCCACCTGTAATTTGTTCTAAAGGTCTAATAAGAGCTTCATAAATACCAGACTTCATGTTAATCGCTTGTGTAAATACACCAGACAATAATGAGTTAATATATGCAGAGTTAAATGCTTCTATAACTTTTTGACCTCTTGTTTTTGATACATCATTTATAACTGTTTCTAAATTAGCATCTTTCATTAATCTTGACATGACTGTAACATCACCTTGGTAATTTTTAATAATGTCTACCATTTTTTCTAAATCAAGTATTTTACCTTCTGATCTTGCAACTTTAATATTACCAGCTTGAGTAACTCTAGCAGCACCTCTAATTTGATCTTTAAGAGCTACCACAGTATTTCTAACTAATTCAGATTGTAATGCGACTTCTTCTTGTGCTTGTTTAGTCCAATTTTTTTTATCAGTTCCAAATTTTTTTATATAACCTTCAGCAGTATTTTTTAATTGAAATGCAAGTTCTTGTAAAATTTGTTTTGATGCAATCATTCTAACTGTTGCAGTCTTAGCTCTCTCACCTTCTTTAGGTAATGCTTTTAAAATTTCACCTTTATCTCTTGACATTAAAGTTGCTAACTCTTCAGCTTCTGAATTTTTTAAGACATCATTTTGTAAATAATCTTTTGTTGTTTCATCAAACCTCTCTGCAACATCATCTATTGTTTTTAAAACTTGAGCAGAATTTCTTAAAGATTTTGTGTTTAATATTTTTTTAATAAAAGATTCTGTTTCTGCTTTAGCTTCTTTTTTACCAATGTTAAGTTTTTTAAGATATTGTTTCATATTAATAGCATCATTGTTTTCTGCTATTTGTTTTAAAACCTTTTTAGTTTTTTTACCTTTTTTAAGATCGCTAATGGCTTCACCAGTTTCTTTATAAATCTTTTCTTTCTCTGCAAAGTTTTTAGTAGCTTTTGCTTTTTTAAATGCTTTAAAACCAAACAATATTTCAAGTGGTCCACCAATAATCATACCCTCTAAAACATTTTTTAATCTACCTTCCATTTCAGTATCATCTTCATCTGTTGCTAAATATTGAGTAACTGCATTATTTAAAACAGGACTATCAAATTCAACTAACATATCTGACAATCTTCCTTCGTTAGGATCAAAGACAGTAAGGTCAGAAACTCCTCCTGCTGCTATTCCTCTTAATCCTGTTTTTACAACTCCACCAGCAAGACCTACTGCTTTAAAAAATTTATTAGGTCCTATAAATCCCGCAACAAATCTTGAAGCACCTTCTGTCATATTTTCTGCTAGTCCTTCAGGTTGATGAAATATAGGTAATTGTCTTGATTGAGAAAGAGTAGGTTTATTCCATTTTTCAGGTGTAATAAATCTAGGAATAAAATCTGTAAATGCTACCTTACCTAATAAAGTATCAGGTGTATCATAAGGCATTACAATATTTTCATCTAAAAAATCTAAAGTTTCTTCAGCTGCATTAACAACACCTTGAGCTGCAGATAAACCCATATCTTGAGCAATACGCCAATAGTTTTGATCTTTTTGATCAGGATTTTTAACAAGACCTGAATTAACAGGTTCTATTTTTGTAATCTCTTGATTATTATTATCTAACAATCCTAAGACTTCTTCAGAAAATTGTTCTGCCATAATTACGACCCTTCAGGAATTTGTGATTTTAACAAAGGTAAATATTCATTCATGAAAGATTCAATAGTTTGAAAACCATTATTCTTTGCTAAACTTTTATATTCATCGATTTTATCTTGATCAAGTTTTCCTTCTCGATATAATTGCATATCACTAGAAACAGTATTGAATGTTGAAATAAAGTCAGATCGATCTGATTGAAGATTAAAATTAGAAACTTTTTCTATTTTATTATCTTCATATTTATTTTTTAATATATAAGTTGTAGATCGTGCAAAGGCTTGTTTTTCTGCTAAAGTAGCATCAGGATAAGTTGCAACATAATTTTTAATTCGTTTATCAAACTCTTGTTCTATTTCTGTAGCTGCAATTCTATCAGCAAGTTCAGGCTGACCAAATGGATCAGCTATACTTTTTGATAAATCATTTTTTAAATCATTAGCATAACTATAGAATACTTTATTATCACCTTGACCTTTAGTAATTTTATCATGTGAAATTTTTTCATTTAATATCTTTTGTTCTAAATTATCAATTTGCACAGATACAGCCTCTGTTTTAATTGCATAACCATTTGATCTTTTAAATTCTTTTAATTCATCAACCAATTCTAAAGCTCTATCGTAATCTGAATTAGGATCACCTTTAACTGTTAGTTCTGATATTTTAGAATTATATGCAGAGAATATTCCTTTACCAAAGTCTTGATCAGTTAAAAATTTTGTACCACCTAATGATTCATCTAATTTAACAATTTGTTCTGCACCATTAGATTTTCCTGCAAATTGTTGCATATCAGCTAATAAAAAATCTCTATCTATTGCTTCTAATTTTTTATCTAAAACATTTTTTGGTAAGTCAAAGTCATCAGCAAACTCTCTCATTTTATCTTTGGCTTGAGTTTTATATTTAACTTTTAATATTGAATTATCAGATGTTGCATATTTACCTGATAAAGAATTTATATCGTTATTTATATTTTTTAAACTTTCAGTTTCTAATGCTTTGTATGAATTTTTTTTTATATTATAAACATACTCTGAAAGTTCTAAATCTAAGTTTTGTTGTATTCTTGTTTTAACTCTTCTATTTTTAACTTGACCTAATTGTTGATTAACATAATCATTATATTTACTTTTAAAATTATTGATTGCATCTTCATCGTTAATATTTTCTTTTTCAGCCTCTAAATATTTATCTAGTTCACCTTTAATTTCAAAAACTTTTTTTGCTGATTCTACTTTTTCTGCTGTATCTCTTTTTTTAATATAATAATCTTCAGCGACTTTAGCTACTTTGGATAATGCAGCAGCAGGAGTGGCAGTGGGAGAAACTTGAATACCAGTTCTTACTCCTGCAGCCTCTGCTGTTATTCTTCCTTTTGCTTCAAATGTTGGTATCTTTGGCATAATAATTATCCTGACATTGCTAATAGACTTTCACCAGCTTTTGCATAATAACCAAGTTCTGCTTGTCTTGCTTGCATACGAGCTAAATTACCTTGCATTCTTGCAAAGTTTGCTTGTTCAAATGCTCGTGATTGTCCTATCTTAGAGTTATATTCAATAATATCTTTTTCTATTTCAGCTTGTTCAGCATTCTGTCTTAATATTCTTAAACCTGATCCTGAGAGTTCAGCACCTGATGTTAAAATTTTAGTTTTTGTTTCACCTTGAAGCTGTGCAAATTGTTGATCAAATTTTTGTATGTCAAGTTCTTTTTGTTGTTCGATAGCTTGAGCTTCTTGTTCAGCAACTTGAGCATTTCTATTTTGAATAGCCTGATTATATTTACCAATCGCTGATGCTTGTTGTGCTGCTGCTATATCAAATACAAAACTCATTTAAAAAATCCTCGCATATCTATAATGATCTGAACCATCGAAACCATAATGTTTCATCAGACCTTCGTTTTCTAATCCTAACCATTTAGCAAACTTTAGACCAGTTTTAAAGTCTGCTCTTACGGCTGTTTGAACTCTTTTAATTTTATTTTCTTTTGCTAGTCTTGCAAAATTCTTTTTGATAGCTCGTGCAATGATTAAGGGATGATTCCAAACTTTGCTTGTAGCTAACACCCAACCTTCTGCAACGCCATTCCAAATGATTTTCATTCCAGCAGATGCGATAGGTTCATTGTTAATCATGCAAGTATAAGCCAATCCTTTTTGTTCTAGTTCCATTGCGTCACCATCAAACTCAGCATCCTTATCCATAAGAACGTGGTTCATTTGACTAGCAAGAATAATCTTACCATGTTTTGATATATAAGGCACTATATTTAGTTTATTATCCATCGTTTGTCACTAGATTTGGGTATAACGATAAAACAGTTAAGGGTAAAGGTTGAGTTTGTCTAACAAAGATAAACCCATCTGTTTCATAGTTTCCTCTAAACTCTATCTCCTTATCTCCTGTAAATACAGGTATAGCAGTGTCCATAGAATCTGCGGATGATCTAAATGGTATTCGTTCCATGTTTTGTAGATCAGGTCCTACTTCTACACCAACACTTTCATATAATCTTAATGATATGTCATAGATTCTTTTTGTTTTAGCTTGTGACGTACCATTAGCAGCTCCAGCATCTAATCTCATAGTTTGTAGTAATGATGTGAAAGGTAAACCTACTTTAACTTTAGTTGATGATCTGTCTAAAGTTATTGATCCTGAACTTACAGTCTTATCAGGATGTGTAGAGCCATCAGCTAAGATTGATACAGTCTGACCTTCTAAATGATCTAAGCCTGTAATAGTTGTTGTGGCACTACCATTGTAGTTAAGTTGTGAATCTAAAAAATTAAATGTTGTATTATCTGTTTCTGTAAAATCAAAACCATTTAAATATTCTACATATCTTCTTGTAACACTATTGATTGTTCTTTTAACAATAACCCATACTTGATATTCAGCATCATCTGTAGGAAGAGCAGCCACACTTTCGCACACTGCATTACCCGAACCAAAACTACCACCAAAGATTTGTCTGTGCCAAGCGGTAACTTGTTGTTCTCTTTGATAAGTTAAACCAATTAGTTCACCATCATTTCTTGTCATCCAAACAATCTGATTAGGTTCTTGTTGATATGCCATCTGTGTAATACCACCTTCAGTAATATGTTCAGAAAGAATAGTCATGTCAGGTGCAAGATAACCATCAACGTCAAAGTTATAGGCTAGTTCTCTAATCTTTCTTTTAGCACGTTGTAAAAATAAAGTTGCATTACCTGCTGCAATAGCATCTAAGTTTGCTGCACCATGGTTAGATTGTTTTTTAATTAATATGTTTGTAGGAGTGATCGCAACGTCTGTCCCTCCACCTGAAACTGTAAATTCACCACCTGCTGTGCCAACAATTAAAGTTCTTGTTGCAGTCATAAATCTAATGGCGTTTACTTGGTTCGATGCAATGGTATAAATAATAGCATCATCATCCGCTATTGTACCACCTCTGTTTTCATTCATGTTTTCATAATCACCTGATTTAGAAAAGAATAATGTTTGAGGTTGATCTGTTGTTCCTGCAAAAACTAATCGTTGTTCAAAGAAGGTTACGCAAGTTGGATGACCTGTGGTATCTGAGAATGAACCTAATGCAAAATCTGCTGATGCAGTTGCTGAACCTAAATCCTCTATAATTTCTACTGTAATATTTGTCGTATCTGCTCTTGCAGTAACTTTCATATATCCATCTCTAAATCGAATTAATCGACCAACATCAGTAGCTAAAAATCCACTACCGCCATTGATGCCTGTAGTTGCTGAAGCTACAACCGCAACACCTGTACCTACAGTATGTGAACCAGGATTTAATGTTGTAGTTGTAATATTGTTATCCAAGTATGGACCATCAGTAAAATCAACATCAGCTAAAGTCCAAGAGGTATGACCTGTTCTTGATAATTTTTCTACTTCATGATTAGGATGTGTGATGTACATAACATCAGCAGACTGTGCGAACTTAATATCAAATAGTTCTGCTGTTAAATATGGAGTTGATATTTCATAAACTCTATTAGCTACACCACCTGAAGTGTATGCTGTAAAACCTGTACCATTTATATTTGTGCCATCAACATCTGTAATCTCAAATGTATTGGTTGTTTTGTTTGCAACTAAATATCTTTTGTTATTTAGTTCTGTCATACCTACAACACCTGTAATAGATATTTCATCACCATTAGAATATCCATGACCTGTTGCTGTAATCACAACTGGATTAGCTTGTGTTGCTCCTGAAATCGTTACATCTGATTCTAATATCTGACCATTGTCTTTATAGAAACGAATATACTGATTACCAAACTCAAGCATATAAGTTTGGGTTGTAGAAAATTCAAAAGGTATTAATCTTGTTTTCGCAGCACTATTTTTTACTTCAGCTACAAACTGTGTACCTGATCTTCTAGCTGCTGAACCATGAGGATAAACAATCATGTTCTCTAAAGTCTTACAGCCTGAAGCGTATTTGTTTAGATCATTACGACCATCGAGTCTTGGTGATAATTCACCGCCAGTGAAGTTAGTTAATTGTACTGCAACTCTTGCCATGTATTAGAACCTCGAATTGATAAACGTATCAGCTCCAATAACATCCGCCATTCCTTTTTCAGGGTTCATGTTCTGACCCTCTGTTGAGTCTACAAATCTAGCATCTTTCAATTTATCTTGAAACAACTTATACATATTAGAAGCTGTAGGATTTGAAGAGGTTACAGCATAAGCAATGTCAGCAGCTAAAGCAGCCGATAAAGTTTCTCTTAATAATTCATCATATTCGTTAGGATCAGTTACTCTTGAGATATATAAAATTTTCATAGTAGAATTATCTGTTAAGATTTTTCTACCTTCTATTTTATAATCTGCATCATAATCTAATATTGTTAAAACTCTTAAACAGTCAGCAGGTAAAGTAAATTGTGTAGTAAAACCCCATGCTGGAGTTTCAGTATCTGCTGCTAATTGAACTCTTTTCTGTAAACAGTTCCAAGGGTGTGATCTAAATACTGCATCTCTTACTTGTGTAAATCTTGCGTTGCATAGTCGAGCATTTTTAGAATCTTCAGTTAAAGTTAAGATTGTTGATGCTCCTAACTGATTTAATGCTCCGTTACAAATGTCTACTACTGATGCCATAATATTTTATATTCTAAAATTAAATTAAAAGATAGGGGATTTCTCCCCTATCTCTATAACACGATTAGCTTACTATATATTCTATAATAAAACTTAAGTCACCAGCAGTATCACCTGCAGCGTCAAAAGTTAAACCAACATAGTAGTAACCACCTGGGTCAGAAGATTGACCTGCATCTTCCCATACTTTTTGACCCATTTTGTTTATGTCTCTTGCTTCGAATGCTACTTCAGTTCCTGTCGTTACAGCACCTCTAAGGTCTGTAATTGCAGAAGCATACGCATCGTCATCCACTGCAGCTATTGCTGTAGTAAATAATCCTACGTCAGTAGTATTAGTAGTACCGCTATCTAAATCATCGTTAAATAATTTGATAGAAGTTACACTCGCATTCGTTGGTATCGGAGCTAACATTACAGTATCAGTTGCTGATAAATCACCAGCAGCTAAAGCGATAGTACCTTGAGCTACACGTTTAATTCCATGTAACTGTTGGCTATCGTTTTTTACCATAGGAGTAGCTACGAAGTTTGTTACTAGATCACTATTTACATTCGCCATAATTTCCTCCTATTACGATTCTGTACATTGCACTTCAACAACTTTATCTTCTTCCATTCTAGTTGCTCCGAAAGATGCACAGTAGTACACTTGAGTAGCATACCCTTTGTCTGATCTTTCATCGATTCTAGCCATGACATCTTTACCTACACCAAGAGCAATTCCGTCTTGAGCATAAGCTATGCACGATCTAGTAGAACCTGAAAGTGATAGTCTGTTTGATACAATGAAGTTAAAACCAAGAAACGAATTGATCTCACCATTTGCCAATGCTTTGACAGTGTTGAAATCTGAACTTGTTACCTCAGTCGTTCCAAGTAAATCAGTGATCTGTTTAGGACCAACAATGATAAATCTTGGGATTGATGGATCAACACTATTTAAGTCAAGAGTCTGTTTTGCAGTTCTTAATTTTGCAATAGTTAAACCAGCAGAACCATGTAC